GGTTTTCAATGTTGAAACGGATCGTGGCAGGCCAGACCTTCGTGCCAGTGGCATAACGAGCGCACAGGCCATAGATCGTCCAGTTCTGCTCGCCTTCCTTCGGGGCAATGCATTTAACGCGCTCGGTGCGGCCTTCGAACGTCACTTCGACGGTGCCTTCGTTCCAGCCATACTCTTGGCCCCACTTTGAAATTTCAGCGGCGGGCTGGAAGGTTTCGGTTGAGATGATCATGCTGGGCTCCTTTGGTTTGGTCTGACACCTTTGTTTCATGATTCGGTTTTGCGTACAAGAACTATTTTCTGGTCTTTGCAAAAAAAAGTTTTTTTCTTTATGGTCCCCACATGCAGCGCGCTATCGCATTGACCATCTGTGGATTTCACTCGGGCGAGATATGCGCAGAGCCGTGCTGTTGGTGCTTGGAAAATGCCCAAGCAGTTTTGGAGAAGATTAATGAACAATCACCTCAAAGCATTCATCGAACGTCTGGAGAACCTCGAAGAGGAAAAGAAGGCGATCCAGAACGACATAAAGGAAGTCTTGTCAGAAGCGAAATCTGAAGGCTTCGAACCGAAAATCCTCAAGAAGGTCATAGCTTTGCGCAAGATGGACCCCGAAGAGCGGGAGCGCATCGAGCTTATGATTGCCACATACATGGCCGCGCTCTAATATCCGCACCGTTGTGCACAACCGCCCAGCCCTCGTTGCCCCCCTTTCATCGGGGGCTGGGCACCCAGCAAACAGGACGCTGCACATGAGAGGCTTTTCACAGGAAATCGCTGACAAGATCTGCGAGCGCATGATCGAGGGCGAAGATATCGTAACTATCTGCAAAGACAAAGATATGCCGAGCCGGGCAACCGTCTATCGGTGGATGGCGGAGCAGCCCGCCTTTGAGGCACAGTGCGCGCGCGCACGCGAGGGGCTGGCCGATCACGACGCGCACATGATCGGCAAGATCGCCGAGGGCTGCACCGAGATTAATGCACAATCGAGCCGGGTCAAGCTGGCTGCGCTGCAATGGCTGGCGGCCAAACGCTCGCCCAAACGCTGGGGCGACAAGATCGAGGTGGATGCAAAGGTCGAGGTGACAAACGCGCCGACCGAGAACCTGATGGCCTTCCTCGCCATGGCCGAGAACAATGGCAAAAAATGATTTTCTCGCCGCGTGGAACCGCCTGACGCCATATGAGCAATTGGTCGCAGACTGGCAGCTAGGCTGGATCCACAAGCGGCTGGAGCATCAAGTGCCCCCGCCCGGCGACTGGACGATCTGGCTGCTGCTCGCCGGGCGCGGCGCCGGTAAAACACGCACCGCAGCCGAGACGCTCGGCGCATGGGGATGCATGCAGCCCAACACCCGCTGGCTGGTCTCCGCGCCCACATACGGCGATCTGATCGGCGTTTGCTTTGAAGGCGAATCGGGCCTGATCAATTGCATCCCTCGCGAGCTGGTCGCGGCTTACAACAAGAGCGACGTCGAGCTGAAGCTGACCAATGGCTCATTGATCAAAGGCATCACCGCTGAGAAGCCCGAGCGGTTTCGCGGCCCGCAGTTTCACGGCGGCTGGCTCGACGAGCTGGCTGCGTGGCAATACGCCGACGAGGCTTTCGACCTGTTGATGTTCGGCATGCGTCTGGGCTCATCGCCCAAGCTGATCTGCACGACCACGCCCAAGCCGAACACGATCATCCGCAACCTGCTCAAGCGCGAAGGCAAGGACGTCATCGTCACCCGCGCCTCGACCTACGCCAATCTCGCCAATCTCGCGCCCACGTTCCGCGATCAGATCCTGCGCTATGAGGGCACCACGATCGGCAGGCAGGAAATCCACGCCGAGGTGATCAACCCGGAAGAAATGGGCGTGATCCGCCGCTCGTGGATCAAGCAATGGCCTGCCGATCGGCCGCTGCCCGAGCTTGAATTTATCGTCATGTCGCTCGATACCGCCTTCACCGAAGAGACGGGCTCGGGCGCCGATCCCGACTATTCCGCCTGCACTGTCTGGGGCGTGTTCTCGCCCCGTGCCGACAGGCGCGACGTGATCCTGCTCGATTGCTGGCAAGAGCGGCTGGGCTTCCCCGACCTGATCACCCGCACAAAGAAAGAACTCAAGGCCGTCTATGCGCCCCGCGAACGATCGGTGCTCAAACCAATGTTCGGCCCCGCTTATATGGAAGATTCCGGCCGCAAGCCTGACGTGCTCCTGATCGAAGACAAGGGCTCGGGCATCAGCCTCCGGCAGGCGCTCGGCCGCGAGGGCATCATCTCCGCGCCCTACAACCCCGGCCGCGCCGGCAAGCTCGATCGGCTGCACGCCGTGTCGCCCCTGTTCGCCGCCGGCCGCGTCTGGATCGTCGAAAGCAGCAAGGTGCCCGGCCAGTTCGTAAGCTGGGCCGACCCGCTGATCGAGCAGCTCTGCACCTTCTCGGGCTCGGGCTCGATCCCGCACGACGACATGATGGACGCCGCCGTGCAGGGGCTTCGCTACATCGCAGATCGTGATATGATCCGCGTCACACGGCCAGAGGCCCCCGAGCCTCGGCAGCATGACGACCGACCGAAGGGCAACCCATATGCCGCCTGATAACGAGACACCCGCCCAAACAATGGCCCGCGTCAGCCGGGAACTCCGCAGCAGCGCAAGGCCCACGATTGGCGGTGGCTATCAGGCGGACGTCAGTGTCGGGTCAGGTCCGTTGTCAGGTGGCGTGTTCGCCGCTGGTGCGCCCGTCACCGGGCAACCGCAGGCAGTTGGCGCGAATGTCGGTGTGGGCCCGCTCTCGGCGCAGTTCGTGCAGCCCACGTTCAAGGGCGCGCAGCCATCGTATGGCGTCGGGTTCAACGCAGACGAATATTTCGGCGCGAACGTCATGAAGACGCCGCAGGGCATGCAGTACGGCGTGAACGCCGGGCCTGTCAGCGCGTCCTACAATCCCACGCGCAAAGATCTCAGCATCATGGGCACGTTTGAGCGCCGCTTCGCCGATGGTGGCCCCGTGCTCACATCGAAGCGGATCGCGTCGAGCTTTGTGCCGCCCGAAGAGCAGGGTGCGGTCAGCCCGAGCATGGAAGGCGTGATCGAAGGCGCGCAGGCAGTCGGTCGTGGTCTCGGCCCCGCACTGCAAGCCACCGGCGAGTACATCACCAGCACGCGGCCCGGTCAGGTTCTGAGCGACGTCGGTACGCTGGCAGGTGGCATGTATGAAGCTGCCAAACAGAACCCCGCCGAGTTTATCGGCGGCATGCTGCCCGGCATTGGCAACATCTACTCGCTGCGCGACATCGACGAGTTGAAAGGCAAGATCGCCGCAGCCCGCGCCGCTGGTGACGAAGCCACCGCGTTGCGCCTTGAGAAGTTCGCGCCGCTCGCGGCCGTCGGTGCCGCTGCACCGTTCGGCGCTGGCGCGATTGTTGGATCTGTCACGAAGGCTGCCGAACGTGCGGCTGTGCGCGGTGTTGCTGAAGGCGCGGAACGCGCGGCAATGCGTGGTGCGGCCGATGTTGTTGCAGCCTCGGACAAAGCTGCCGCTGAAGGCGTTGTTAAAGCTGCCGATCACACAGCGGCAGTTGAGGCTCCGCAGATTCCTTCAACGACGTTACAGTTCGAGCCCGTCATTCAAGCATTTGACAATGTGCCTGCACCAGAAGTCATGCGCTCCAACTTGGTTGATGAGATTTCAAGATCCATCGATGAAAGCAATGGCGCTGTCGCGAAGCTTCCGACGACGATGGGCCTTGGACCGATGTACGTTGTCGAGAGCGGCTTTGAGCCGACAAGCAAAGGATTCATTCTCGCTGGCACGACAAACAAAAACGCAGCGAAGCAGATCGAAGGCATTTCGCCTCTTCTCGAAAAGTACTCAGAAGCTGGCACCAATCCAGATCAATGGGCAAAGGCTTTTGCGGAGGCGACCGGCAACAGCGTGGTTGTCGCGCCGCCTTATCGGTTCATGAAAGAAATGCAGCCGGGCGGCGATTATGAAGTCATTCTTAAAAACATGACTGAAGGCCAGATCGCCGAGCGTAAGCAAGGTATCGCGGCTGGCAAAGAATTCTTGGACGCATTTGTCAACGGACAGATGAAGGTCGAGGACACAGGCAAGCTGTTCATGTGGGGCATGCTTTCGCGCGGTGTGAACCCGTTTACGCATGAAGGCCTATTTATGGATGCCTTCAAGGGCATCGAGCCGTGGGTCAAGATGGCCGCAGAAGGAAAGTTCACTGA